GTCCAAAAGAGCTACAAAAACACTAATAGGCTTACCTACAACGTTAGCTCTGAACTCTGCGGAAAGTGTATCTAGCACTTCTGAAATAACAATTTTGTAAGACTCTCTATCAACTACCGAAGAAAATTTTGGAGAGTCAAACTCGTAAAGCCCTCCGTTTGCCAAGTAGATATTGTTGTTGTATTCGATGTCCCTATTAAAAGAGGTTAGATAGTAGGTAGTGTTAAACTCTAGCTTAATTAGAAAAGCAAACCTTATATTGTCAATATTAATAACATTCTGTACTGCTGCTGAAAACTGTCTCATTACAAGGCCTCTATAATTGAAATTGTACCTGCGTTAGAGAGAACGCCATCAGAAAAGGTAATACCTGTCTGGTTGTTAATATCTCTATAGTAGGACAAAATAGCTCCACTGCCAAATCTAACTGTGTTGGAGTTAGTATTCTGCACTCGAAGCTCTGGGTAAAAGTTCATAAACTGATTTATACCGCCCAGTTGAACATCGTTAGTTGTAACATAAATTTTGTCATGATTAGAGAATTTAAAAAAAGTACCTTTTGGAATAACTCCATAGGCACTTGTACCAACTAAAAGCGTAGTAGTAGCACCAGCTACAGTAGTTCCAAACATGTTAATTGTAGGTTGGCTTAGCGTTGTTCTTGCATCAACTTGGGGTAACTGGGGCATAATCATAGACTGAACCGCCTGATTGTCAACAACAGCACCTAAAAAGATATCTACCTGTGTTTCCGCTGTTCCAACTGTGTTAAAAGCCAGCTCCCAGCGTTGGACACCTTGAGAAGCCCTTTGTTTCCTTAAAGAAACCGTATCCACTTCGTAAAGTGGTTCATTTGAAGTAATTGTAAGTGGTGCCAAAATTTGAGCACCGTTAAAATAGTATACCGACATTATTGACTCCTAAGTGGTCTAGCGATTAAAGGCACCCGCCGCTCTAAGAAAAGAGATTGCCTGATAACTTCAGTGCCGCTGTTATTTTCATTTGTTGAAACCCAGAAGTCACCATTGTTTACCATGGCCCCTGAGTGGAAAGCAATATCCCCTAGCTCTGGTCTTTTATTTTTGACCACTTCATAACCGCAATATTCGGCATAACTTTCGACAGTATGCCCTGTATTAAGAAGGTTTCTAAGCCAACCTTTAACAGAGCAGTAGGGCTCTCTAACAATGTCTCTAGCCTTGGTCTTTCCTCTGAGTTCATAGTCGTACTCAGCAATTAAGGCGAAACAGTCGTTAACTCCTCGTGTATATTCTGTGCAACTTGCTGTTAAGAGATCTATTGTTTGACAGGCTCGTTGCAAAGCCTTTGACATCTCTTCTTCTGTATAATACTTCATTCTAACTCCTACAAAGTGACACGGAGGTGAGCACCTTAGGTAGACACATGAGTACCCCCATGCAATAACCCAAGTTACTCACCCTGTGTAGCTCTCTACATATCTTCTTTAATGAACAGACGAACAAGGTCTGCTACGATATCACTACGAACAATGTCGTCTACCCCGAACTCAATGATTGGAAGGTCGATTCCTGCTCTACTAATTTTTCTAGCAAAGGTTACAAGATCTCTACCGTCTCTTACATCAGACTGGGCAGGGTCTCCCATAAGAATTAACTTAGAGTTTTGCCCCAAACGAGTAGTAATTGCCTTTAGTTCGTCTATGCAAAGGTTTTGGGCTTCATCTACTAAGACCAGAGCGTTCTCGTAAGAACGACCACGGATAGTCTCAATAGGTTGAATCTCAATTTCACCTTTGGCTAACATGTACTCATACTTACCCTTGCCAAAAGCCTTTGTAAGGACTTCTAGCATGGGCATAAGCCATGGTGTCATCTTCTCTTCAATAGTTCCAGGAAAGTGTCCAAGTGACTTCCCTGTTGGCACGTTAGCTCTTGTGAGAACAATCTTTTTGTACCTACCACCCATAAAGAGTTGTGCAACAGTCCCTGCACTACAGTAGGTTTTACCTGTTCCAGCGCAACCGATTGTCACTGTAATAGGGGCTCTCTTAATTGAAGAGATAAGAGTATCTTGCTTCTCGTTCTTAGGTAAAAGATTAAAGCTTGTTCGTGGGTAACTAGTATACTTTTCTTCCTGAGCCATATGTTTTGGCATACGTGCGTTGGCTTTAACGGAATAACGAGACTGTTTTTTGGACATAAAAGATTCCTTGGACTGTTATTGTTTAAAGGGTTAAAGCAGGGCCCGAAGGCCCTACTTGTTTTGTTTTAGTTTACGGCATTAATCAGGTAGAGGATAATCGCCTTATCATTAATTAATAAAGCAGAGGCTAGAGGCGAAAATCCAAGCATTTATTTATCCTACGGTAGTAGCGGCAATCCCAGCAGCGATAGCAGCGTCAATCGGTGTCATATCTTCAGCAGTCCAGAAGTCAGCGTTACGCATACCTTCGAGGTGCTGCACGTTGCGCTGGATCACGCTGTCGTCACCTGCATACTTATCAGGATTGGCGACTGCATCGTTTATGACCCATACGCTGTCGAGACAGGCGCTGTAGTGTTTTGCAATGCGTTCGGGCGTCAGTTGATCTTCCATGTCAATCCTCAAGGTTTAGTGGGCCAAGTGACTTCGTAAGGGAAGCCAGCTTGTCCTGTTATATCACGAAGTGTTTGTCGATACGATGCCCACTCAGGTGTCATGGCATTATCACTCAGGGCCATCCAGTCTGTGTCGGATAGTAGGCGGTCACGCTTATTCCTGACGGCACCCTTTGCCTGATCTAGAGGCTTATTCTCGACTGTGTAGCCGATGACCCAGCGACCCGTCTTATAGGTCTCGCCTGTTTCCTCGTTGACCGCCGTCTCGTTATTGTGAGGTTCAGGGTCACGCACAAGACTTTGTACAAGATTGTCGTACTCAGGCTGTGCGTCAGGCATCACATGGTAGATACCGTAGCTGGCAAGAATAGCGTCACCGATCCTCTTCGGGAAGCTGGTGTTTGGGTTATCACGGCGCAGATCACCAAGCGTGTAGGGGAATTGCTCTATCTGTCCGTTTGAGGTTTTTACGAGTAACATTGGAAATCCTTATGCTGTTGAGTATTGGTAGATGGTGTCAGTAGTTGATCCAGTGATATACATTTTAGCGCCATCTGACTTGAAGAATAACCCTGCTGGGGCCGTGTCCTGAGAAGCAACACTAAACGCAATGCTGTCATAGGAAGCCGTAGATACATTCCAAGCCGTGCTTAGAGTGTATCCATGAACAGCGTCACTTCCCGTACCAGTAACATACAGCTTAGTTCCATCGTAGTTGAAGAAAAACCCTGTGGGGCCTGTCTCTTGTGAAGTTATAAGAAAAGACGTAGAGAAGCTGGCCGTAGAAATATCCCAAGCTGTGCTTAGGTTGTATTCGTTTATGTCATCCCCAATAGTGCCTGCAAAATACATTTTAGTGCCGTCTGGACTAAAGAACAAGCACCTAGGGGTTACTTCTTGTGCGGCAATACTAAAACTCCGAACGTAGGATGAAGTGGAAATGTCCCATGCAGTGCCTATGTTGTACTCATGTACGCTATCGACTCCCTGACTAATCACATAGAGTTTGCTTCCGTCAGGCTTAAAGAACAACCCTGTTGGAACGGTGTCTTGTGCAGTAATACTGAAACCTTGCACATAAGAAGCGGTAGAGATATCCCAAGGGGTGCTGAGACTGTATTCCCTTGGGCCGTCCTGATTCCACCCAACAACATACATTGTTAAGCCATCTTCTCTGAAGTAAAGATCGAATACCGAAGTTTCCTGACCAGCAACGCTAAAGCTAACACTATCATACGACGCATTAGCTAGGTCAGGGTCAATCCACTCTACGGGGGCAGCGGCTGCGGTTGAGTATTGGAACACTGCGTCCTGAACAACGTCAATAACATACATCTTTGAGCCGTCGGATTTAAAAAAAAGCCCCACGGGAACTGTTCCCTGAGAAGCCACCGAAAAGCTAATACTATCATAGGACGCAGACGATACGTCCCAGCCAGTAGAAAGCGAATACTGAAAAACTGCGTCTGCACCGCTTCCAACAAGAAACATTTTTGTT